ATTTGCAGAGTTGCAATTAGCGTCAGGTCAATTTCCTGAAGTGCTGGACAAGTTAAATCTTGATGAGGCGACTGATTATGTAGCTGAAATGACAAACATTGCACCTAAAGTTATTCGTGATGATGCAGAGGTTGAGGAAATGCGTGATGGTCGCGCTCAACAGCAGGAGGCACAGGCTCAAATTCAGATGATAGGTGAAGGTGCGGAAGTTGCAAAGACCGGAGCGGAAACTGATAAAACATTAGCGGAGGCTGGTAATGTTCAATAACTTTACAAAAGAAGAAAAAATACAGAAGCAGGAAATACAACGTCAGCTATCAGAACGTCAACAGCTTTACATGAGGGTATTTAATACAGTTGATGGCGAGGAAGTGCTTAAAGACTTAGCGTCACGATGTTTTGATACGGTCACAACGTATGATGATATGCCTCATAAGATGGCGTTTAATGAGGGTAGGCGTAGTATTTATGCTAATATTGTACGTTTATTAAATAGAGATATTTCAGATATTGTAGCTGAATTGATAAAGGAGTAATATGGGATTCGCAGAAAAAGCAAATGGTCGTAGTCGATGGAGAAAGAAACATAATCCTGTTCCTGTTCCTTATCGTGATGTCAATAAACCGAATTTTATTCCGAGGGCAGAAGTAACGATTGAAACGCCTTTTATAGATAGATTAATAAGTTCAATTAAAAAATGGGTAACTCGCGTCCCAAAGGGATAACGAGAGTCCAAAGGAGTAAACAATGTTTAAAATGTTAAGAAATAATCGTGGAGAAACTCCACCAGCACCACCTGAGCCACCAGCACCGCCAGCTCCACCGGCAGACTGGACAGCAACCATGTCACCGGAGCATAAAGCTGTCATTGACGTAAAAGGATGGAAGTCCTCGGGTGACGTAATTTCAAGTTACAGCGACCTTGAGAAGCTAGTCGGACATGAGAAGATCGCTATGCCGAAAAAGGACACTAATGGTAACTTTGAAGCAGGCGAGCTTAATCGTGTTATGACGCAGTTAGGCGCACCGTCTGACTCTAAAGATTACCAGACCGGAGCAGATTTTAAATTGCCTGAAGGAATGGCTATTGCACCTGAGCTTGAGTCAGCACTCAAGACAAGAGCGCGTGAAGCTGGATTGTTACCTTCTCATTATCAGTTTATGATGAATGAGCTTGGAAACCTTATTACAAAAGGAAATGACGCGCAACAGGCAAAAACAAAAGCAGATTTTGATAATGCAAGCCTTGAGTTAAGAACAAAGTGGGGACTTGCTTATGATAATAACGCTAAGTTAGCAAATTCAATGATTGAGTCATTCGGTGGAGAAACGGCTCAGGAGATTGTCAAGAAATATGGCAATGACCCTGCTGTTATTGAATTATTAGCGAATGTAGGTAAAGAGTTTTCAGAAGAGCAATTAATCAAGACTGGCATGACAGGAAAGGTATTGACTCCTGAGGCTGCTAAACTTGAAATTGATAAAATAAGATCTGAGCGATCTAAAGAGTTGAATGATGCAAATGATCCACAGCATAAGTATTGGACAGATAAGCTCAGTGATTATTATAAAATGCAGACTGGATAAGGTTAATTCCCCAGAACGCATTGTTTGCAAGCAGATAACCTCTGATGAGGCCTGAATAAGTAGTATGAAGCAAAGGCCCTTTAAGGATAACCGAAGCTAAAATTTGGTTTAATTTAACATCGGAGGCTATAATGGCGTCAGTAACAGAAGCTTTAAAAAATCAGTATAGCGACAATATTCAACATTTAGTCCAACAAACTATGGTGAAGGTCGCTCCAACTGTTCATAACAAAACAGATTGTTCTGGTGAGCAGTCGTTTCAAGATCAGTTAGCATCTGCTGATGCGAGAGTTAAAACTGCTCGTAATCAGGAAGTTGTTAATGACGATCCGCAGTATGATCGTCGAAAAATTATTCCTACTTATTACTATCGTGCACCGCTAGTTGATAAGATGGATAAGATTCAGATGTTGAAAGATCCAACGAGTGAGCTTGTGCAGAATAACGCGTTTGCTTTAGCGAGAGCTAAGGATACGCAAGTTTGCGCAGCTTTCTCGGCTACAGCGTATTCAGGCAAAGCTGGCACGACCTCTAACACAGTCCCATCCACTCAAATTATTGTTCATAGTTCAGCTGGTTTGAATATGACAAAAATCCGAGAAGCTAAGAAGAAATTAGACGAAAAAGAAGTTATGTCTGATGGTCGTTCTTTTGCTGTCTCGGCAGAGCAGATTGAGGACTTGTTAGCGATTGAAGAAGTAACCAGCGCTGATTATGCACAGATCAAAGCATTAGTAAACGGAAACCCGGGCACACTTGTTGGGTTTAATTTTATTCAAACAGAGCGCCTTCCTGAATTTTCTTCCGGAGTACGTAATTGTGCGGCATACCATAAAACTGGTGTTACGTTAGGTATCTGGTTGGATTTGCTTGCTTCTATTGATATTCTAGCTGCAAAGCATTTCTCGGCTCAGGTATATGCCGGACAGTCTTATGGTTCGACACGACTTGAAGAAGAGAAGGTTGTACTTGTTCAGTGTTCTGAATAAACTTAATTAACTAATAAGGAGGTCAGATTATGGCTACTGTTTATGGAGTAAATCGAACGCTTAAAAGAGCAGCTCAAATCAATACGATTGAGCCTGAAGTTATGAGCGGAAAAGTGCGGTGGATTTATGAGTCTTATGAAGCTGCTTCACTTGCAACGGGGTCAGTAATCGAGTTATTCGGTCAGAATTTACCGGCTGAAGCTCGTATTGTTGATTGGATTATTGATCATGATACGTTATCAGGTGATTATCATTTGGAGTTTGGTACAAATGAGGACGCTGATGAGTTCATGGCAAAAACTGACTGTTCTTCTGCTGATAAGAAAAACTTTACTGACGACGGTGTTGCCGCGTCTTTAGGGTTTGAAATTGCAAGCGGAGATGGTCAAACTTTAGTTATTACTACGTCGGGAGCTTCGTCTGCTACGGGTACAATTAAAGTTGCTGTTGCGTTTGTTTCTAAAGCGTAAATCTAGAGGGGCTTAACCGCCCCTCTTTTTTTAAGGAGGGCAATATGCCTAGTCAAGTTGAAGTTGTAAATATGGCTCTGTTGGGTTCTGGTGCGGTTAGAATTGAGGCAATGACAGAAGATACAGAAAACGCACGAAGAATGACGATAGCGTGGCCTATTTGTCTTAAAGATATGTTACGTTCTCACCCATGGAGTTTTGCTAAGAAAGAAGCAATCCTTTCGCGATTGGCAGCATCACCAGTTCTTACAGATGATTTTACTTATATGTTTACCTTACCACCTGATTTTCTTAAATTATTAAAGACAGATGTTGAAGATGATTATGACCATAAGATCAAGGAAAAGAAATTATACTCTGATTCTGATGCCGTAAAGATTGAATACATTTTTTATAATAACGATCCTGACACATGGGATTCTTCTTTTGTATCAGCATTTGCAGCACGTCTTAAAGCTGAATCATGGTTTGCTATTACAGGTGATAAAAAAATGATTGAATTTGTGTGGCAAGAGTTTACAGCTAAATTAAATTACGCTAAATCAATGAATGGTCAAGAGGTAACTCCTGACGAGTTTAAAACTGATGAATGGACTAACGCTCGAATATGAACGCATCACAAATTATAAATTCATTTGTTGCCGGAGAGTTAAGCCCTAAACTTTATGGAAGAACAGAGCTTACTCAATACTATCAATCTGCGCAGGAACTTAGAAATGTTGTTGTCGAGGTTTATGGTGGTGCAAAAAAAGCACCGGGAACGTATTTCATGAATGAAGTCAAAGACTCCGACGCTGTGACAATACTTAAAGACTTTGTATTCTCTGACGATCAGGCATATCAAATTGAGCTTGGCAATAACTATATGAGATTCTATACAGATAACGGACAGATATTGAGTGGCGCGAGTGCGTATGAGATTGCGACAAGTTATGCGACAAGTACATTAAGAGAACTCCAATTTGCTCAGAAGAATGATATCCTTTATATCACTCACGATACGATTCCACAAACACAGTTAAAAAGATTAGGTAATGCCACATGGGCGTTATCACAAATTAATTATGCAGCAGATGAGGCGCGTCCGGCATTAATGAAATCAAATGTTACTGATACGACGATAACAGCATCAGCATTAACAGGCTCAGTTGTTCTAACATCATCCGGTGCGTCTTTATTTGATGCAACTCACGTCGGCTCTATTTGGGCTATCGGGCCGATAACAGGCTCTCATGGATATGCTCAAATCGTTTCTGTATCAGCAACAGGACTTAAAACAGTAGCAACAGCAACGGTACTTTATAGTGGGACTTTGCCTAGTTCGTCAGCGACTACGGATTGGTCTGAGCCGTCATGGAGTGGCTATCGTGGTTATCCTAAAGCTGTATCTATAAGCGAGAATAGACTTATTTATGGATATACAGAGTCAGAACCACAAACGTCATGGCCTTCTGAAACGGGTGCGTATGATACGTTTAAAGTCGGGACAGAAGATACAGACGCTATGACTGTAAAAGCTGATACGAATAAAAACGAAAGTGTTGAATGGATATATCCAGCAAGTGAAATTTTAATAGGAACAGCCGGAGGGGTAACTGTTTTTGGGACTGGTAATGATAATATCGCGTTGACACCGACAACAGGCAGAGCTAAAAAGAAATCAAGTTTTGGAGTTAAGCCTAATATCATGCCACAGATGATCGGGGATTCTGTATTTTATTGGCAGAAGTATGGTCGTATTCTTAGAGAATATATTTACACGCTTGAGAGTGACAGTTTTCAATCTAAAATGGCTACGAGAATGAGCGAGCACATAACTGATAGTGGTATTATTGATATGGCTTATCAGCAGTCACCTAATAATATGTTATGGTGTGTTCGTGACGATGGTAAACTTGCGGTGTTTACAGTTGACACTAATGAGAATGTTGCGGCATGGACTTTACATTCTACCGACGGAGATTATGAAAGTGTATCAGTAATTCCTAAGACAGATTATGATGAGGTATGGTTTGTTGTTAAGCGTACTATCGGAGGGACTACAAAGAGATATATTGAGTATATGGTAGATCCCGAATTTGAAGATCAAGAAGATCAATTTTTTGTTCATAGCGGACTTGCAACTGATTCCCCTAAGACTATTACTAACATTGTTACAACAACCTCTCCTACTGCTTTACAAGTTACTTGCGTGTCACATGGTTTCTCTAATCTTGATGAGGTTAAAATACGTGGCGTTGTAGGAATGACTGAGGTTAATAATGTGAAATATATTGTTTCATCTGTTGCATCAGGTACTTTTAAACTTGTTTCACTTGAAGGGACAAGTGTTGATGGATCTGCTTATACAGCATACGCAAGTGGTGGCGAGGCTAGGGTATGTTTTAGTTCATCAGCGGGATTAGGTCATTTAGAAGGTAAAACAGTACAAGTATGTGCTGATGGCGGCGCGCATCCATCAAGCACAGTCGCTAGTGGCATTATTAAGTTTAATGATTCTTATTCTCAAGTCGCTATAGGTCTTGGATATACGGCCCGCATTAAGACAAATGACCTTGAAGGTGCGCCGGGAAAAATAAACTCTCAAGGTAAAATAAAACGTGTATCAGAGGTAAATATCAGTTTATATAAAAGTTTAGGATGTAAAGTCGGAACTGACGCGCAGATGGATGATATTAAATTCAGAACGTCAGCGCAGAATACAGATGAAGCTCCGCCTTTATTCAGTGGAATAAAACGTATTACATTTCCTAGCGGATGGGATAGAGAAAAATCTATTATTGTTGAACAAGAACAACCTTTAGCTATGCACGTTAGGTCGATTATAGCGGAATTGGAGGTAAACTAATGTGGGGAACTCAAGGAGTATTTTCAGGGGCATCACGAAGTTCTTTAAATACAGCAAGCAATACTAATATAGGCGGAGGTGGCGGTGTAGGAGCATACGCAGGCATTGTAAGTGGTTTAGGACAAATTGCAAGTGGCTTAATAAACGCTAAACGCGGCAGAGATACAGCTAATTTTAACACTCAGATGCTCGATTTAGATAAAAGGCTTGCAAGGTTATCGGCAAAAGTGCGTATTAAGCAGATTAGAGAACGTGCTATGAGTTTATTCAGCACTCAACGCGCTGGATTTGCCAGAGCCGGCCTTGCTATCGAGGGTGGTCAAGCTGCTGTAATGGCTGAGAGTTTAAAACAGAGTGAATTAGACGCTATATTCGAGGAAATTAATGTTGAATTGGGCGAAAGTGCTATTGGCACTCAACAGAGAATAATTCAATCTGACGCTAGATCAGCGCAAATGGATGAGTATATTAATATTGGTTCAAGTATTTTGGGAAATATATCGAAATATAAAGGAAGGTAATAATGGTTCAAATAC